AATGTTGTCTGGCGTTATATCATCAAAGGAAGCGTAGATATCCAAACGCCCAAACATATCGTTTCTAATAACGGGCGAACGGTTCAATTCGTCCAAGAAATCACTCCCTCAAAATAGAAAAAGGGCCAAGCCGATTGCAAAATGCAAACAACTCAGCCCCGTTTGGCTCTTCCTATAGCCCGTTTACTATAGGGTATTAAGGTTCTTTATATACGATCCGTCTTCCAGCTTCCAGCACGACCCATTTGCCGCGCTCCTTGCGGACGATGGCCTCTTTCCCAAGCGCAATTACGCGCTCCACAGCTTCTAATACCTCTTGAGGAATCAAATCATTGCCCTCATTTCCTTGTGTTCTCCATTTAGCAGAATAATGGGGGTATCTTTGCAAGGCGGCTTAAAACCACCAGTATCTCCATATCCCCCGTACGATAACTTCGCGGCACAATTCAAGTATAGTTTCGTGCAGTAAGTGATGCTGTTGTTCGCCGCACTCGGCCTCGCAAAGCCCGTCTTGAACGATGCCGGGAGATGGGTATGACCGCAGATGTACACATCCGCATCCACTATCTGGGAGTAATCCGCTAACCGTTGGATCTTGCCCCCTTCTTTACGCCCACCGCCGCTACCATGCGTCAGATAGATCGTGTAGAGTATCTGCCGATGATGGTTCTTGCTGGCCTTATCTTGCCCCACTCTTAAGAAGATTAAAGCCGTATCTGGGGAATACTTATCGGCAAATCCAAGCTGTTTAGCTAAGAGGTAGGTCATATCGACTCCGTTGGTACGATAATGTCGTGCCTCATGATTGCCCCCGACTGCGGCAACTACCTTCTTAGCAACGGGCTTTAACAAATCCGTCATCGCCGACAGTTCTTCCATCGGCGAGAGATTTGTATAGGCATCACCCAGACTGGACTTAAGCGCACAGTCTAAAAGATCACCAGCCAACACACAGTACGCATTTTCATGCGAGTTGACATAATCAATGTCCCTGCGTATAGCTTGATGATCCGAATGTGGGTCAGCGTAATGGTAGTCGGCAAGGACAAGCAGCTCTATTGACTTGTGTTCAATCGGAAGGTCTGCCCGTATTGCTCTCATCCAGTTACCATTGGAAACAGCCCCACCCCGCTATGCGTTTCCATGTCTATCCCGCGAACGCTATGTCCGTCTGTCTGGCAGAGGATGATGGAATTGCACCATCTCCTATGGATTCAAAGCCCACTGCGCTTCTGTTACGCTAATCCCCTACACTTCACAAGCTAATTTTGAATAGTTTCTACCGTTAGCTATTCTCTCTATCGTTGATTTCGCAACATTGTACTCATTTGCAATTGAATAACACGACTCGCCGTTGGAAACGCGCTCCCTTATCTTCAGCACTTGGTTGTCATCAAACTTTCTTGCAACCAAATTTGGCCTTCCTTTTGCCTTTTCAGAAAGAATTTTGTTTACTTCGTCCGTATGATATTCAGCCATGTGCTTGCGAGAGTGGTCTGCGCGAGTCATCAGTTCCAAGTTTTCAATGCGATTATCAAGCGTATCACCGTTTATGTGGTGAACTACTTCATCTTCTTCCAATCTTCTTCCAAGATGTTGCTCCATCACATACCGATGCTCGTCAATATAACGACCTTTGATGTGCTTTCTCCTGTAAGGATACATCGAAAACCCTCGCTCAAGTCTGTTGGTGGACGGATGTGGAATTGAACCACAAACTCAGAACCATCCCGCCCATATTGCCCCGCACCACCATTATCGTGATGGATATTAAGCGGGGTCTGCCCGGTTTAGGTTGCCACTCCATGCCGGGACTTTTTGCTGACGAATCTCACGCCAACAATATATCTTTAGGCACTCACAAGAGGGGAAAGGAAGAAAGCCCCTTGCGGTAGTATCTTTAGCAGACTCCTTGTCCGCACGGTCGGTCGCGGCTTTCCCGCGCATCCCCCGGTTCGTGATATCACACTATTCTATATACCACAAATCTGGAATCCTTCAACCTCAAAAGTGTCAACATAACACCTCAGAATGGCCTACGCATAATGACAGCCCTCTGCCCCATATAGTTAAGAATGTACTCAACAGTAAGACTCAATACATCGGCAATGTCATCATGCGGCACTTTGCCAACCATAGAATATGCATAAAGTTGATTCATAGCTTCACGGTATTCTCTACTCGTTGACGAGTCTTTGGGATCGCGAAAGTAAAAATGACTCTTTGCCCATGCAGAATTACTGACTATGCGAGTTGTTTTGTTCGTCTGCGTCCACTTAGTTGTGATTGAAGTGAACCCACCAAGCTCTTTTACCTTATCTTTCACCGTCTGAGCAAACAGCGTACCACCACGGTTAGACTCTATCTGGCACATCTTCACGCCAGAATCCACAAGTCTCTGCGCTACTCTCGGCATAATACTCTCCACCTTACCATTATCGCAGATAAAAGAGTCAATGTAAAACATATCACCATACTGATACAACACAGGCATGGCACAATAATCAGCGCCTTGCTCTTTCGTGTCACAAACAGCGATAATGTTATCTGGCTCTTTGTCGGGAAGCTGCGTAAAATACTGCAACTCATCGGCGCTAAATAAGGTTGCCTCACGCTCAATCGGCTCGTTCATATACAAGGCTCTCCAACTCGCATCATCCATAATATCACGCTGTTGCCGAAGTGCCTCTGTTGTATAGCCTAAACCGTAAGGATAATTGAAGTTTGATTCATCATTTTCATCAAGAGCGGGGAATCGAATGAACCGCGCCATGGGATCTCCCTCATAAGCACGTTCCAACCGACCGATGACATCATGCAAGCTCCAACGGGTAGCTATATGTAACTCTTTACACCTTGTACCTACTTTTCTCTGACGAAGGTCAACGTTATACGTTTGCCATAACTTGTCTAATCGGTCAATACTCATCGCGGTTTCGATCCCGTCAACAAGGTCATCACAATAGAGCAGATTCATGGCGCGGACTTTACCTGCATTGCCGCTGCCGATTGAGGACAGTTCGATTGACTTCTGCCTCATGTCATCCGCTTTGGTGTAACCAATGCCAATCATCATGTCTTTGGCATTCGTACCGACCACCGACAGACCGGGAAACACATCCGTCCAACGGTAATCGCCCATTGGGTCAAAGATTCTCAGAAGCTCACCATAGACTCCGGCGAGGAAAGCATTATTGTGCGAACCGATGAGATTGGGCAGGAAGGGATTGCGTCCAACGGTGAAGGTAATGAAGAACTCTGCCAGAGTGGTCTTGCCTACACCGGGCGGCTCGGAGATCCCCAACAGTTCAATTTTCCCGTCCTCAAGGTCTTGCATAGCATCCACACAAGGTTTCAACTGCTTCCGTCTGGGAAGGTAAAACTGCTTCTCTGGGGCGCGGTCTTTCTCAATATAGATACAGAAGCTGTCGAAGAAGTGCGGAGCGTCAAAGAGATGGGTCTTGTAATACAAGTCGAGCATATTATCTGCCGCAACGCCATCCCGCACCATCTTGTTTGCCGCCTTGCGGATTTCCTTGTTCCAATCATGAGCGGCTTTGAAGTTGTCTTCATCGTAGATGGTAGTGCCATAATCTCGCTTGCCGTTCCCTTCGACTTTGATAGCGCCATCCATCTCCAGTTCCCGGCACAAGTCGAAAGCATCAGAGATGGAGTAGGGGTCATCCCTCGCTATCAGTTTCGGGATCAGCTTCGCATAGTCCGTCTTCATCACCTTCTTCCCCGTTGATTATCTGCATGATGACCTCTTTGTTGTTCCGCAGGAAATCCATGAACCCGTCTTCCTTCAGCGCGTCAATGATGCAAGCCCGGTCATTCTCATCCATTTGCCAGTAAGAAGTGTACACTCTCCCCTCTTTATCTCGCATCTCCATCGCAATGCAAGCGGGTTCTATGTTGTACACATCGCCTATAACGCTCTCCAACCACCACGAAAATGGAGCGGTATTGATATCAGCCATCAGAACACTCCTGTCTCAGCCAGTCGATCCAAAAATGCGGATCGTGCTTTGCCAGACTTTGCGCCGTGTATAAAGCTGAAATCCAAACGCCAAGCTCTTCGTCCGTCATTGCGCGGATGCGGTCGGCGTTGGTCTTTGCCTTATACATAGGACAGTTCTCTTTCTTATCCATCGGCAAACCCTCGTAGAAGCAATCGCCATCATGGGTCATTACATAGTGGCAATCTTTTTCATAGCAAGTCATCACTCTCCCCCTTCCGCTTTGACGCGTGGATAGTATCGGCGGCATTCCATATTTGATTCTATCTTTCTGGTCTTGCCCAGAGTCTCACGCAGAGCCTTTATCGTCTGCTTTCCTTTTTCGTCATTTAGGACGAGCATGAGCGGCTCAAGGACAGTAACCATGTCCTTGTGCTTACGCCGTTGCTTGCGGCACTCAGATAGTTTCGTTGCGAGTTTTGCCCGTTCTTTATAGTTCAAATCTTCCAGTTCCATAGCATGGAGATAATCCTGCGTGAGATCATCCATCCGCTTCATCTCTGTCGTGTTCCACTCATAATCGTGCTTTGCTCTGTCTATAGAGGATAGGAAGATAGCAAGAGTTTCGGAAACACATTTGATATCTTTATTCTTCGCCATCAACACACTCCTGTTTCAGCCCAGAGATGACCGTGGGAGCAACAGCAAGCCAATCCCTTACATCCCTGTAATCATCTTCATACATATCATCGTCTTCCATTGCTCTCTTAACTATTGCCAACAATTCATCCGCATCAATCAGCCTCCCATGCGGTGGGACGGGGACGAGAGGACACCAGTCTGGGCGATGGTCTATTGCTATGCTCTCATCCAAATCACGATACTCTATGTACGCCCCATGTGATATGGCACACAGCGTTTCTGCCCCTTTATAACACATCTGGCAAGAAAAGCACCTATCTGGCATCTCCATGCCCTTGATTAAGACGCTCATAATTTTCCCCCTAGCCGAAAAAAGATAAGGACAAGCATCACTTGAATTATCACCAGTTGAAAAGAAATTGCGCTCATAATCCTTCATCCTCTCCCTTTACCGATTCTTTCCGCTCTTTCCGTGCGGCCTTCTTCGCCATCAGTTTATCGAATCGCTTTTGATTGAGGGCGGCGTGTTGGCAATACCAAAACCATCCGAAATAATCTGGACGGTATAGTTTCCTATGCCCGTTGCCCTTCATGATTCACCGCCCCCCGGACGCTCAGGGAGCGGCATCCAATAGTCCACTCCCCTATAGAGCGAAAACTTTAGTTCGCCCTCGTCTGCCTCAACAGAGTCGATACATACGACAGGACTATTGTCATTTATGCGATGTGCAACAACCAACACACGCTCGTCTTCCTCCGGCAACCTCTCAGTCACGGGAATCCACAGACGTTTTGCATATTCTTCGGCGAGCCATCCCGTCAGATTTGTATTGTCTACTTCGGCATCGAGATACTTCTTGCTCAGTGCCTCAATAG